GATCATCGCAGGAATTTGGGATGTCGCTCCCACATTGACCGAGGGACCCAAGTCGATGGCAAAGCGCGTGGTTTCGGGAGAAAAGACGAAGGAGGAGAGGGTATCAATGTGGGAGTAGATCTTGTTGAACCGCGTCTGCATGTTGAGCGCGCGGTCCTCGCAGCCGAAGAGGTAGTAGGACCTCATCTGCTTGTAAAACTCCCTCCTCGTCTCGACCGTGGAGCGGCACTTCTGGATGAGATCCAGAAAGAACTGATGCCGCTCCTCGGGCCCCGATGGAATCTTCATTTCTTCTCAGTCCCGACGAACCGAGTAGCCTTGGAAAGATAGTTTCTCGCCCCTTCCTGGATGCTCTGGATGGGAGTTTGAGCGCAGGTCCAGGACTTCGGCGGATTGAAGCTCGGAGCTTTCTCTCCTCGCCCCAGCCAGCCCTGTTGAACCGTGAAGTCCGGTCGCCAGTGTGGTCCCTGGTTGCCGGTCTGTTTGGCCCCGCCTGAGCCGAGCATCGTGTTCGACATCACGGAAGTCCCTGACTTGTCTCCCCTCATGTCGGTCAGGTTGTAATCTTGCGCAACTTGCTTTGAGATGCTGTCGAAAGTCCGGCTCGAATCGGACTTATAACCTGGGGCCGTACGGATCTCGCGCACGACGATAGAGGGGTGACATCCGTAAGGGCATGAGGGGTCCTTCTCCATGCTCTCGAACTCGTAATCGTGGAACGTACAGCGGTATTCTTTGAGAATGGCCATGGGGGAACCTATCTCCTCACTGGAAAATACGCACGTACCCCGGTATCGGGGCGTTTAGGTCTGGCGATAGCACCGACGCCTTGAAGGTAATCCCTCACCTGCCGGCCGAAGAACCCGGGCTCCTTCGCCTCTTCTTGCCGTTCATCTCCCTTGAAGATCACGCCTCGTGCCATGAGCTTCATTCGAAGCATGTCGTTCCACGCCTGGACCCCTAAAGCAAGCGCGATCACCCGGTCATCGTGGGATCTACCCTGAGCGGCGATCCTCCCCGAATCTCGGATGATCACCTTCATTTCATCGAGAAGATCCCGAGAGTGGGTGATGAGAAGCCCTCGCTCGAATGCATCCTTGGTGAGTCCCATATAGGACTCCTTCACCCGCTCGCTCGAGATCGTGTGTTTGGCGTTTGACACCCCGCCTATGGAATCGGGCCGGGTGTACATGTACTCGCTCATCTTCGCGGTCACCGAGCGCCAGGTCGTAGCTGCCCCTCCTGCGTACTTTCTCGGCATTCCTTTTCGAAGGTTCGCCATCTCCTGTAGGACCGCGATCCCAGAGCCGTTGATCTCAAGATTCACCACGCACGGCTCATAGGCTCCGGCGAGATAGCAGATGAGCCAAGCGAAGACGTAAGGGGCGACCTCGGAAGTGGCGAACTCCGCCACCTGCTCCATGCGATTGGCGTAACACCGAAGAACGCAGGCCACCGATCGGTCGGACTCTTCCGAGGCGCCATAGGCGGGGTCCGCTCCGAGGACGTAGAAGGCGCCCTTCACTGGCTCTTCCCAAATTCTCAGGTTCGCCTGGCGGTCCGAAGTGTCGGTGACGATGGAGTCTTGGAACTCGGTGCCGGGCTGGAATTTGAGCGCTTGGGGTCTTTTCTCAGAGAGCACCCGCCGGTAGGAGTCGCCTAAGGATTTGGCGGTGAAGTACTTCGATCCTGTCGCCTGGAAGGCGTCCTCAGGTAACGTCGGATACTCGGTGAGCATCCGAAGCTCTTCAGTGACCTTCTCCGCCTGACACCAGCGGTACCAGGCGATCTGCTCATCCTCGAGGATGATCCCGAACTGCTTCTCGAGCGCGATTTTGCGCTGCTTCTCCTCATCCGAATACCGACCGCATTTTACCCCATAGGTCTCATAGAGCGGGTCAGTCTGCTCAAGGCGATAGTGCTCATTCGCCCACCAGCCAATGAAAATTGGACGGACCGACTTTGACTGAAGCGCCTCGTGCCACATCCTATGCCAGTGATTGAACCCCCGGGCGGTGGATTCCCATACGAAACACCGCAAGGGATTCTTCTCAGCCATCGAGGCTTTGAGGGAGTCGATCTGCTCCTCGTCTCCCCAGAAGGCAACTTCGGTCATATGGCCGAATGAGACCGCGGACGACCGCCCCAATGCCTTCGCAGAAGCTTCCCGTAAACCCGCCACCTTGTACTGAAGCATCGAGCGGTTCTCGAGCACCAACTGATGGCGGTTGTGCTGGACGACCGTCTGCTGCCAGTCGGAAGGAAGACCGTCGTAGTAGAGCTCGAGCGTCGCCCTAAACTGCTCCCGCGCCGGCTCATCGTGCGTGACAATGACCCCCGGCAACCCCGGGAAGCGGAAGGCGTAGTACATATCGAAGGCAAGGAGGAGCGTCGAGACGCCCTGCTGTCTCGCCTTCAAGACATAGAACTCGTGCTGACCTTGCGCGAATCCCTTGCGCATCTCATCGAGAAGCCGCCGCTGCGGGCCGATGAGGTTTTTCCCGAGCGCGATCGTCCCGCGCTCCTTCGTGGAGATCCGAAGGGAGTTTAAGAACTTGAGGAAATGATCGAAATCGAAGCCGGGGCTATCGTCCCGGGACTTGGCGCCCACCGGCCTTAGCCTGAATCAGCGTTCGAATCGCCCGCACCTGTTTCAGTTGCGATTGGAGCTGCTGCTCCTTCTGCTGAAGCTGCTGATCCAGCGCCCTCGGGTCCATCCGTCTCTGATTTTGTCCCTGCATCGGATTTTGGGGCATCTGCCCCTGCGACATCGGGGACGGCCTTCCTGGAAGCAGCGGCATGGGAATCTCCGGGGACTGAGAGAAGCGCCGCGGCGAGACGGCAGGCTTCAGGGTGAGTGAGATCGACGTGCCGGTCTTTCACCCACAAACGGTTGCCATCGAGGCGCACGTGATGAGGAACCCCGCGGATGGAATCAGCCACGGCGGCTCCTTCTCGCCTTGCGCTTGGCCTTGCGAGCTAATCCCTGCTTCGTGACTTTCGGGTGATAGGAGGCGGTTCGAGGACGGTGCATGCCTGAACCAATCAGGCCGCACGGAAGATGTCAACTCACCGCAGGGACATTCACCTGATCGGAGGGAGCCTGGGGGCCTGCCGAGACCGTCACGTTGACGATCGTCGCGGCCGAGACGGAAGAGCCGGCTGTCACGGATTGCGCCGTCACGGTCCCCTCCGGGGAGTTCGAGACCGCCCAGGCGATCATGCCGGCCGAAAGGAAGGAAGTCCGCAGAGACGCTCGAGCAGCGAGCACGGATAACCCCACGAGATTGGGGACCGTCACCTGGCCCAAAGACTCGGCAGGTCCGGCAGAGACCTGAAAGAACACCTGCGCATTGGGGGTGCCTGGAGTCACGAGTGTCCCGGCGGCAGGACTCTGGCTCCCGGGGATGATTTGACCTGCCGGAATCGTCTGACTCGGGGTGTATTCGACGATCGGCTGTAACCCCGCCCCCGCAATCGCTTCAATGGCAGAAGCCAGATCCATCAGGTGGCCTTGCGCAGACCCCAGCGAACCAGGAGAAACACGAAGTACGCCCCCACCGCATTGGCGAGCGCCTCCGCAGCCGTCCTCGCCTGAGTCACGGTCACAAGAAAGGCAACCGCGGCAACGGCCGCCGCCACCGCCTCAATCCGCTTCTCTTTCGTCATCGGTTGCCCTTCTTCAGGTTACAAATCGGGGCCAGAAGCTGGATGTTACTCCGGTCGTGCACCCCGCCGCGAGATAGAGCGACCACATGATCGATGTGATACTCCCACCGGACATTACGCCCACACCCGCAAGCACACACCCACCCCTGCCTGTCCCCAATGCGCCGGATGTCCTCATCCGTCACCCTCCCCGCTCCCTTCTCCATCAGCACCGCCCGGCGGGCCCGGTCCCTCGATCGCTTACCCCGCATACACTCCCGGCATTTCGTACGACGCCTCTTCCGGCCATTCCTCACCCCGTTCCCGCAGAACCACCCCACGGGCAGCTCCTTTCCACACCCTGAGCAGCGCTGAATGAGCGGTTTATTGCGCGATTGAGGTTCCACGTGGAACGTTCCTGTCTATCGCGCCGCGGGCAGATGCAAGAATCTTGCGCCTACCCGATCGAATCCGAAATTTTCCCTGGGGGGAAGAACGATGGGGGCGCACTTCGATTCGCGGCACTAGCCGCTCGCCAGGAATGGGTCCGGCGCGCAAGGGAGAGCCCTGGATCGATTTAACACAATCCGCATTATGCGAACTTCGCATGCAAGCCATTGATTATGAAGGACACACACCGTGGAACATCGCGCGTGGAACATTATTGACGCGCGCATGCATAGAAATCATCGGGAATCGCAGGCTTTTATGCACGGTCCACTTGCCAAACCCTGCATTTCGCGGAGTTTCAGCAGGGCCAGCCAGCGGCCCGATAGCGATCCAGAACCCGGTTCCAGCGGGCCAACTCGGACGGATATACCCGTCTGTAGCCTTTCAGGACGCTGTGTAAGCGCACGAGAGGCGAGCAGTGCGATGGTGCCGCTGTGATGCCCATCTCTTCGGCAAGCCTTGTATGAGCCCCTTTCCCGCGAGGCAATGCCTCACGCAGAGCATTCACGCGATCTATTGTGGGCTGAGCTTCTTGCGGCGATGCGAGACCAAGAATAGCGCGCTGCTGATCGCGTGCTCGGATGATTTCGCGCTCCTGAGGGGTGAGGCGGGGTCTTGCTCCGCGGCCACGGCGGGTGCGCAGACGGAAACGATTCATTCCGTGGCTCGCAGAATGATGAAGGTGAGACAAGCGAATGCGGCTACGATAAGAGCCTTGTAGATGTCGCCGACAATGACATACAGCCCCACGCCGAACAGGAATCCGAGGCTGGCGCGCAATGCTCTCATAGGGCCTCCTGAATCCAGTTGAGCGCTTGGCCGCGCTTGATCTGATCTGGGGTGACACGAATCAAGCGGGCTGGCATCAGGGCGATGTAGAAGCTCTTCTCGGCGTCGCGTTCCATGCCTTTGCCGCGGGAATGGCGGCCTTCGATGAATCCTCCTCCATCCACCTCTACGACGAGCTCATGGGCGCGGAAGTAGAAATCGGCTCGGAAGCGACGGTCGGGGTGGATCTTGACCTGGCGCTCAAACGGCAAGTGCGCGCATTGGAGCTGGAAGGCCAATTCGTCTTCGGCGGCGCTTTGGTTTTTGGAAAGGGGCGTGGCCACTCTCTTGCGAGTTGAGCCGGCGCCATGCACGCTGATTCCCATAGCGCCCGCGGCCTCGTGCGTGAGTCTCAACATGGGTTGAACCTATCGCGCGCTGCTCTATTCCACAATGGATGCAGCGGAAATGCTTAAAGAGCGTGATGTCCTGGCAGGTCACGCAGTAGAGGCGCTCGAGCCCCATATCAACCGCCGTTTTTATTGGCTCGCCGATGGGCCCTCCAGACTCTTCTGGCGTTGCGAGGGTTGATGCGCCTCACGTGTCGCCATGCCCGTGCGCGATGATGGCGGGACTGCTCGCGAGTCAGAAGCGATAAGCATCCGTCTTCCTCGTGTGCCCATTCGTGCCGCTCACCCGTCCTGCTTGCGCGCGAACTCACCGCAGAAATCCTCGCGCCTGACCTCTGGCCATGCGGAAAGCGATGCCATCTCCATGCCTTTCATCGTCTGCACGAATTGGGCGTTGGCGGTAGGAGGGAACCTACGACAGATGAGCCTTCTTTCCAAGGCCGGACCTGTGACACCCGACCACTTGCAGGCCGAGCAACCGGAGTCAGATTCGTGTTTCGTCTTTTCCATCGGATCTCCGACAGGGAGGTCATTGGGGATTCACCGGGGAGCAAGCCGCCAGCACCATTCGTCCAGATCGAAAAAGGCGCGGTCGCCGTACTGACGTACGAGCTTGACACAGGGTCTACCTGCCATCCGACGTTCCCATTCGGGGTAATCCCGATGACGCAACTCTTCGAGATTTTCAGCAGCGCGCCGTTCGGCTGCACGGAACTCGGGATCATCCGGACGCCCCCGAGCGGGCGCCTTATCTCGCAATTCCGCAGGCTTGGGCCACTTCGTATCCTTCGTGGCAGAGCGCATTACCTCCGCTGAATTGCGCTCGAATTCCGCGAGATTGATGTCCTTCAGCGCGGACCAGTAACCCTGGACTAGCTCCTTCGTGCAGCTCTTGCCGAATACGGCGCACAGCTCGCGCATGCGATCCCGGAAGGGCTCAACATCGTCTCGAATCATTCGGTTGGTCTCCACTCGTCGGCGGTGTCAAATCCGCGTGATCCGGAGGGCCTGCGGCCCACGTCAAACAACCCTTGCCAGCCATTGGCGATCGACTGCTCGACTACCGCACCCTGATCCGCTCCAAATCCGGCCAGCTTTCGCTGGGCGGCCGGCACCGACACCGGCTTGATGGGCCTTCGGATCTCTCGGCGGTACTGCTCCCACCGGTGCCAAGCCTCTACGTTGAGGTTGGACGGCGGAGGTTCTTCGCTCTTGGCTCTCGCACGCGTCTTCGCGCCGTCAGCCACCCCGTGGTGGTTCAATGACGGTTCAACTGACGGTTCAAGAGAAGAAGTCTTCTTCTTCTCTGGGGGTGAACCGCCGTTCGGGGGTGGGGGTGAACCCGGTTCGGGGGGATGGTGAACCACGTTCGGGGGTGAACATGGTTCGGGGGTGAACATGGTTCGGGGGTGAACGGTATAGACGGTGCTCTTACCGGTTCGGTAATGGCATGTCAGATGCCCAAGATCGGCGAGGCGCGCGATGATCTTTTGGATACCGCGGTCCGTCATGCAGCACTTGGACATCAACGTGGCGACAGACGGGAAGCATTGCCCCTGGTCATTGGCGTAGTCCGCAAGAGCGAGAAGAACAAGCTTCTCTGTGTATCGAAGCTTCGTCTGCCAAGCGAGTGTCATTACCTTGACGCTCACTTCGGCAAAGTGAGGCGCCCGGCAGGCTCGGCCTGCTCCGCGCTCTGTGAGTCGGAACGGACGGGCGCGTTCAATGCGAGCCGCCACGGAGAATTCGCCGGCAGGTCGGGGAGACGAGAAAAAGGCGCCGGCTCACAACCGGCGCCAGGTAACGCGTCGGCGGGGAGTTTTTGCCGATCGCGGTTCATAGATGGTCCGCTAGCCATTCGGCGACTTGGACGAAGCCCACGATCCAAATGGCCATAAAGCTCGCGGCGCAGCACCAGGCGGCGATCTCGGCTCCCCACCCCTCTTTCGGGCGAGGGAGGCGCAGGAGCGAAGATTGCTGCTCGTCTGCGGGGGTATGTCCGAAGCTCGCGCTTCCGCTGGAAGTTATGTCAAGGCCGTGGGTTCGCATTTTTCTTGACCCTCCCGAAACGCTTGATTTAGCGGGGTTTCCGGCTCATGCCGTTAACTGCCGCCGGGATCGCCTCGTCTACGGAGTCCTCTCCGAGCCAATCCGTCTGCGCTCCGTTGGCACGGAGGAGCCGGTGTGCGACCTTGAAAGCATGAGCTTTACTTTTCGCCCACTCGTTCAACACGTCACGCACGACAGCGGCCTTATCAACGCCGCTCGCGCGCGACTCGATTTCGAGCCACACATCAGTGGACTCAGGAATGGCGGTACGCAGATCCTTCAGCGGGAGACTCATGAGTGGCAGCGCTGCTCGCGGAAGTATTTGGCTAAGCGCTCGACATGGCGCACGCCGGGGTTCTTCGTCTGTTCGCTCGCGATCTTCTCGATCGTGCGGCGCGGGACTCCACTGCCGGCCGCGACTTCGGGCCAAGAGCCCTTCCTGGCTTTCAGCTCAGCAAGTACGTAGGCGAACATGGAATCTGTCATATCGCCAAGCGTATACCCAAAATTGGGTGACCGCAACCCGCACTTGCGCATTGCCGCCCGCTACGGTGAGCGGATGCCACGCTCCCGCAAAATCGTCTCCCATGCCGCTCGGATGGTGCGCGAGACCGTGGCGCGGAACGTCTACGTAGAGGTACGTCGGAAGTACCCAGACCTTGCCATCTCTACCGCTTACTCGAAGATCCAGGCGGCCACGGGGATCACGCTGTCGACGATGCAGCGCATAGTGAAGGCCGAGCACGGACCGAGTACGGATACCCTCGCCGATTTAGCCCATCACTTGGGGACTACCGTCCACGAGCTTGTCCTCCCGAAGGACCATGCAGGCGCGGAACTCCCGAGTCCGGGCAAGCTTCACCGACGCCGCCCTCCTACACCGGGATCTCGGGCGGCCTAGCAACATAATCCAGTTCCCGAGCGGCGATTACCCTACCAAATAAATACCCAAATATGGGTTGACACTACCCAATCGTGGGTATAGGATGCCTCCATCGAATCGCGGAGGGTCCTGAGATGCACACCAAAGAGCGCAGCGCCGATGAGGTCGCCTACACGCTCCTGATTCAGGCCATGGCGGACCTGGAGCCGCGCTCGGGCTGGACCGCAGCCGATCTTCCCGAGCTGGCCGATGAGAACGTGCAGCTCATCTGCCGCGTGCGCACGACGGACGTTGCTGACGCGCTCGCGCGGGACATCGGCGACATTCCCGAGCTAAAAGGCTGCGGCCACAACCCGGCCGTCATTCTCCCCGCCTTACTCGAAGGCGCCTGTCGCCGCGCGATCTTCCACGAGGTGCAGGAGGAATGCGTACGTCGCGAGGAGTTCGATGCGGTAGAAGCGCGTGCCCCTGATGCACGCCGCTGGGCCACCGTATGAGAGCCACAGACTGGCTCATCGCCGCGCTCCTCACCTTGGGAGCCCTGATCTACGCGGGCGTCGCTATCACCTGCTACGTCGCTCAGAGGGTCCATCCATGAACTGGGCACACGCACTTCAGGTTTCCATCGCCATTTTGCTGCTCATCGGCTCGGCCTATACGTGGTGGCCGCGCAAGCGCAATCGCCATGTGACGTTACCGCCGCCGAGCCCGCAATGCCAACGCAACTCCGTGGAGAGCGTGCCGTAATGGACGAAGACGATATCAATGCCGCCTGGGACGCACAGCAGATGAACGAACAACAGAGATTCGAGGAGGAGCAAATGACTTCCATCAATGAGATTGCCGCCGCGCTCGCGAAGGCGCAGGCGGAAATGAACAACCCTGTGTTCGATGCGCAGAACCCGCATTTCAAGAATCGTTATGCATCTCTTGCCGCGGTACGCAATTCGACCATTCCCGTCCTCGCGAAGAATGGCATCAGCGTGCTCCAGGACGTTTGCATGGTAGATGGCGGGATCGCCTGCGAGACGATCCTGACCCACTCCTCGGGCCAGCAGATGCGCTCGAAGCCCATCATCCTGCCGCTTTCAAAGGCCGATGCGCAGGGGATTGGATCGGCGATCACCTATGCCCGGCGCTACCAGCTCATGGCGATGTGCGGGGTAGCTGGCGATGACGACGATGACGCGGAGGCCGCTGTCACGAGCCAGCCGGCCAATCATCGGCAGAACAACGTGAAGGCGAAGGAATACGCGGATCGCTTCGCCGAGGCCGTGCAACACGGCAATGACAGGGCCGTGTACGAGATCCACAAGGAAATCACGAGCGACGAAGAGCTTTACCGCCAGACCTGGTCTTTCCTTCCCTCCGGCATGCGTCGGCAGCTCAAGGAAATCATCGACCGCGAAAAGCTGGCCGATAAGGTGGCCGCGTGAGCAAGCAATACGACAATCGCGGGCGCGGCGTTCTCTTCAAGAACGATGACAAGGCCGAGCCGAAACAGGCCGACTATAAGGGCAGTATCACGTTGCTCGATGGTACGGAGTGCTGGCTCGATGCATGGATCAACGAATCCAAGCAGGGGCGCAAGTTTCTGTCACTGAAGTACAAGCCGAAAATGGCTCGCGAGCATCAGGGAGCTGCGCAGAACCCTCCCGCGAAGCGCGAAGAGTTCGAGGACGAGATTCCGTTCTAATGGAACTTCTCTTCCAAAAAGGCGCAAGCGGCCTACTCCCGGCATGCGAGGAGGCTACCGAGTGGCTCCGAAAGAAGAAGCTCGGCGCCACGATCCTCGTGGAGCCCCGCGAGATGCGAAACGGCGCCTACTTCCGAAAGTGGTGGGCGCTCGTGAAGCTCGGCTTTGACTACTGGAGCGAGAGTGCCGAGACGATCGAGCACAAGGGAGTGCCGATACTCCCTGACTTCGATCGCTTCCGTAAGGATGTCACGATCATGGCGGGGTTCTATCGGCCCGTGGTCAACATCAAGGGCGAGGCTCGTTTGGAGCCTGAGTCGCTGAAGTGGGCGAGCATGACCGAGGAGCGCTTCGGCCAGCTCTACGACGCGACGATCCGGGTACTGCTCGAACGTGTTTTCAACGGTCGCGTATGCCCGACATGGAGCGAAGATGAATTGCGCTCCGTCGCCGAGCAAGTGCTGGAGTTCGCCGCGTAATGCAAACCTCCCTGCGTCCACCGACCAAGTACGAGGCCGAGCGCATCGACGCCATGATGCGCCTGGGGTGCGTGGCCTGCGCGGTGCTCTTTGACCTTCCTGTCGCGGCTCAGGAGTGTCACCACATCCTGAGCGGCGGGAGGCGCATGGGTCACTGGTTCACCCTCCCCTTGTGTCGAGGACATCACCAGGGCGACTGGAGCCCCGAGCAGAGGGATGCGATCCCGAGGGAGAAGCGCGTTGCGATCTCTGACGGTCGCAAGGCTTTTATCAGCGTCTATCCCACGGAGCGGCAGTTGTGGGAGCGCGTACAGGATCGGCTGCATTTGCCGAAGGTATGGCCCGTGTCGATCAAGATTCTGCCGAGGAACGTCGCATGACCGTACCGCTTACTACTGATCCGGTGCTCGAATAGGCAACATACATGACTAGAGCAATTAGCATAAAAGACGCTGTAGATGCCTTGGTCGAGAGGCATGGCGGTGTCCGGGCAGCGGCCCGCGTCATCAAGGTCAATTACGCCTATCTGAGTCGCTTGCGATCGGGCGAAAAGACCAATCCGACGGATGCGGTGCTGCGCAAGCTCGGGCTGCGGAAGATCGTCGTCTACGCGCCCATTAAGCCCATGCGGACCATGCTGGAGATCGAAGGCCAGCGGTTGGAGATGAAGCCGTGACCGCCCCTCGGACTGAAGAGACGATGCTCCCTGATTGCATGATGGGGCCGTCCGAGCCGTGCGCTGGGTACCAGCAAGCGCGCAGGACCAGTCAATTCTGGAAGGATGAGAAGCTGGCAGCTGATGCCGAGATTGAGAGATTGCGCGCGGCTCTCGTCGGGGCCGTAGATGCGATCCGTACTTGGCACAACATGGGCATGAGCGGAACTCAGGCCAGCGCCATGTGGGATATCTACTGGCGGAACGCGCCCGAGATGCGCGCGATTCGCGAAGCCCTGAAGGGAGCCGGCAATGGCAAATGACTCCCCGTCATCGAATGACCAACTCGGTCTGTCTCCAGAGGAACGCGAGCAAATCACGGCGGCATGCAGGACCATCCATGAAATCTTGCTGAGGCACAATTACGTGAAAACGAACTGGTCGCCTATGACAGGTACTGCGGCGGACGGCCGAGTCATCGTGCACAAGTTCACGATAGGCGGATACGTCAAGAGTCATCCGCCGGGATATCTCGAGGCCCTCGGCCCCGACCCGGCCGACGAGGGAGTCACGTGGGGTGCTCGTCCATGACCGCCCCGCTGACCGAGAATCCCATGTGCGACGAGTGCGGCGCCACCGCCGTGTGGGGGCCTGCCATCATGCGAGGCGATCTGGTTTTCAGCTTGCGCCGCCCGGCGCGGCACAACGACGTGATCAAGGCGATGGCCGAGGCTGGAGTCCCGACGCCAATCGGCCACGGTGCCGACATCCAGGGGTTTCTGACACGGTGGGGATTTAAGGATCGCGCGCTCACCGCGCGTCTGATCCGCCACGAGGGGCTGCTGACTTCGGAGGACTTATGGTAGAGCCGCTGTCCAAGGATCTTGTGTTCACATGCCCGGCCTGTAAAAGCCACGACGGCGTGCGCGACGAGGCTGACATCGGCGTAGGCATCCAATATGGCCCGTGGCATTGCCAGTCATGCGGCTGGGGCGAATCAACCGCCTGCCCTGTCTGCGGACAGGAATCCTGCCGCTGTAACGAAGTGGAGGGGATACCGTGACCAGCCATCATCCGCTGTGCGGCGACAACTGGGGTAGACCGTGCAATTGCCCGGTCGAAAATGAGCTTCGAACCTCAAATCTTGGAGTCTGCCCGAAGTGCGGAGGCCCATTTGGCGCCGGCTCTTACCACGAAGAGGATCGGTGCCAGGAGATCCAGATCGAGCGCCTACGCGCCGAGCGCGATGTCGCGCGAGAGGCGCTGCGGGTATCCGAGGCGCGAGTGCGGGAGCTGTCCACGCCGGGGTATCACCGGCTGCGCGCGGCGCTGGAGCAGTTCAAGAAGGCCGGCGATCCTGAAGGGACAGCAAACCAGCGCTGGATGTTCGCCATAGCGTCGCAGGCATTGGACGGTAGCACCGCTGTCGAGACGACAGCCAAGCACCCGGCCTGTATCTGCCCCTACGAGAGCCGGGTGACTTCCCTTGCGATACACCCCCTCTGCACCGTACATGGGACAGCGGAGAAAGCCTCCGAGAATCCGGCCTTTATTCCAAATCATAGCCCATGTCCGATCTGCGGACGGCTTGATCCGCATACCCATCAGTGAACGGGTCCGATGACCATGCGTAAGCCAGACTTCATCATCGGCGGGGCGGACAATCCCTACATCTTCCGCTGGTGGGTGATTCCGCGCAATCGCTTCTTCAACATCTACCTGCACCACATCGTGCGGGATGACGATGATAGAGCGCTCCACGATCACCCGTGGATCAACGTCTCCATCGTCCTGAAGGGCGGCTATGCCGAGGTGATGCCTCACGCCACCAAATGGCGCGGGCCGGGCAGCATCGTTTTCAGGCGCCCCACAGCGGCTCACAGGCTGGTCGTCGGCAAGGGCTCGTGCTGGTCCCTGTTCATCACGGGGCCGCGAGTGCGCGAGTGGGGTTTCCTCTGCCCGCAAGGCTGGCGGCATTGGAAGATTTTCACGGCCGAGAACGACAGCGCCAGAGTCGGGCGCGGTTGCGATTAACCAGCGTTGAGCGAGTCCGAACGATGAGAACCCTTGGCGACATCATCGAGGCTACCAGGAACGGCGAGCGGCCAGAGTACGACGAGCTGCGCTACGCGCTCCTCGCCTATCAGGCCCTACTCACATTCGATCAAATGGCGTTCATGAAGCTCGCCGCAGCCGAGCGCGATGGGAAGAAGCCCATTCTCACCACCAGTTCCGTGTGGCAATGGGAAGAACATTTCAACCGCGTCAAACGAGCGCTGGAGAAGTCCCCCAAGGAATGGGTCGGCTGGAACAACGATCCCGATAATCCCGAGTTTCAGCACCGCCGCAAAATCTCGCTCAAGGTGATGGAGCGAGCGATGCGCAGCGCGGAGGGCAAGTCGGAGAGTCGCGATGCGTAACATCAGCTTCGCGCTTACCACTGACCAGGTGGTGCAAGGCACCAAGACGGTCACGCGGCGCATGGGCTGGAAGTTCCTGAAGCCCGGCGAGCTGCTCCAGCCGGTGCGCAAGTGCATGGGCCTGCGGCCGGGCGAGAAGCTCGAGAAGCTGCGCGGCCCGATCCGCGTCGTCAGTGTGCGCCGGGAGTTGCTTTGGGAAATGTGGCTTCAGCCCGCTTACGGCGATGAGGAATGCCGGCGAGAAGGGTTCCCAGACATGAAACCGTATGACTTCATTGACATGTTCTGCCGCACGCACAAGGGCTGCGATGAAGGTACGACGGTGACACGGATCGAGTTCGATTATCTCGAAGGTAGCACATGAAACCGCGCTGCTTCCGCGAAGTGTACTTACGGCGTTCCGGACATTGGGGACGCTGCGTGCGCACGGCCAAGTACATGGTCCAACTCATGAACGGGCCGCAACCGGTGTGCTGGCAGCATTCGTTGGGCTACCCGCAGAACGCGCTGGGTCCATTACCCACTGTACAGCACAACGAGTAACGATTTTTTCAACAGAGGAGATTCGATAGTGATTAAACCGACCATTGGCCGTGTCGTATGGCTGCACCGGCCCGATTCCATCGATCAGAGCCAGCCGGAGGCCGCCTTGGTGACCTACGTGCATAGCGATACGTGCATCAACGTCGCCGGCTTCACCGCCAACGGCAGCCATTTCAGCAGCACTTCCGTCTATCTCGACCAGGGCGACACGCCCCGGCCCGAGTGGGCCATTCTCTATGCTGAATGGATGCCCTACCAGAAGGGTCAGGCAGCAAAGACGGAGGCGCTGGAGTCAGCATTGGGCTCTGCGGTGCCGCTGGGCGCGCCGTCAGCCGCGTGAGCGAGAGCAAGCGGGCGTGCCTGCGGCGCCCGCGACTCCCCATGATCGGATCAGAGAGTCCCTGACATGTTATCGCCCACTTTAGACATCCACGAAGCCGCCGCGCTCGCGAAGTGTCATCCCGACACCATGCGCAAGATGATGAAGGCCGGTGAGGCGCCAGGTACGAAGGTGGGCCGAGCCTGGGTGGTATCCTCCGAACTTTTCCAAAGATGGCTGGATAACCGATGCCTCTCTACAGACGCAGCCCCAGGGGTAACTGGTGGGTCCGCATTGGCCGCAAGACTCGCAAGAGCACGGGCACAAAGGACCGATCCGAGGCTGAAGAATTCGAACGAGTCCTCACTGAGCGGCTCTGGCGCCGTGACAAGCTCGGGGACCGTAGCGCAGTTTCCTGGCACGAGGCAGCAGAGCGGTGGCTGAGAGATTCCAAGCGGTCGAGGAAACGCGATCGCGAGTTCCTCAAATGGCTGAAGCCCAAAATAGGCGAAGAGCCGGTATCGGCCGTGGCGGACCCGGATGCGCTCGAGGAACTCCGCAAAGACGGCCTTGCGGAGGGCTGGAGTCACGCGACGGTAGACCGGATGCTGCGCACTGTGCGATCGGTGCTGCGCCGCTGCGTGAAATGGAAGTATCTCGAAGCTGCGCCGCTCATCCCGCAGTACGGCGAGGAGGACGGAGAGCCGCGGTTCATCACGCCCGAGCAGTTCGGCAAGCTCTGTCAGGAGCTACCGCCGCACCTCGCGCTGGCGGCTCGCTTCGCTGTAGCGACGCTGCTACGGATGCGCTCGCAATCGAGTCTCACCTGGGACCGAGTAGACCTCGAGCGCCGACAAGCATGGGTGCCGCGCGTGAACATGAAGGGGAAACGAACGACGTTCGGCTTCCCGCTATCGGACGAAGCCGTGGAGGTGCTCAAGGAAATCCGCGAGCTGGTTCCAGGCGATCGCGTCTTCGGCCAGGAGAACTTCCACACCGCTGCCTTCAAGAAGGCCGCCAAGCGGGCTGGCGTCGAGGGGCTACGTTGGCACGACCTGCGGCACACGGGCGCCTCCTGGGCCGTCCAGAACGGCGTGACGCTACAGGAATTGATGGCGCTCGGTGGGTGGAAGAGCTATCGAATGGTGCTCCGATATGCCCATCTCGCGCCGTCCAATGCGGCAGCAGCGGCGAAAGTGGTAGGGCAGAATGTTGCACAGGCTCTCAAGGCGAAAAAGGGTGTACAATCGCTGAAAGCCTCAGAATAAAGGCTTTTGGGTGGTGGGTGCTGACGGGATCGAACCGCCGACATTCGCCGTGTAAAGGCTATAGATTCTACAAGAATCAAAGACTTAGCCTACTGAAACCGGCTCTGAATGGTGCTGTTTTGGGTATTCCGGAGCACAACGGGAGCACAGTGATTCGCTGCGCCTGCCGCGGCGAGTGCGGCAAGGTCCACACCTCCGGCCAGTGCCGCTCCGAGAAGGGCAAGCACGTCGAGGACGCCCGGCATCCGACCATCCTCCGCCCGCTGAACGGCAAGCGCTACTGCCAGAGCTGCCATGGGCGGCTCATCGACGCCCGAGATTCCGTCTAAATGTCCGAGAGCACATTCCGCTGCCGAGGATGGAAAGCTAGTAAGCCGTGCACGGCTGAACGTACCGGTCCATCACCACAAAGTCTCCACCTCAGACGTGGAACGGAGACGGCGAGCTTACCGGCCGCCCGGTCGCGGAATGTGCGTTCGGACTCGATATCCCCGGGGCATCCAGAATGAGCACATTCGCCCGAGGCGCCAAGGTTCGCGAGAAGCCAGCGGAGCCGCCGCTCACCATGGTCGAGGCATCCTTTGTGATGTGCTCGGTGGCGGAGTCAAACGGCTTTCACGACGAAGCGCTATTCATCGCCTACATGCGCAAGGCGTGGGCCGTCTACCACCGAACCTCGTCTACATCCTCAGCAGGTACAGAACCATGAGCGGCCCGGAAAGGCGGCATACGATCCCGACCGCCGGAGCGCAGGGGTGCAAGTCCCCTCGGGCCGCTCGCCATTCGTTTTATATCCACTGCGGAGCATTCCAATGACCGATGAGCAGATCAAGCACATGGTGAGCCGTTTCCTCGGCTGGCGTCTGCCTGAGAACTTCGCGCCCGACGCGGGCATCAGCTTCAAGCCTGAGTACAACGTCGAGTACAACGCAGCCCGAGGACAGCCGCCTGCGCGCCATCAGCCCAGCGGCACGAATCTCTTCGACGCCGTGCAGGCGGAAGCCATGATCCGTTACATGGTCGAGGGGATGCCATCTGGTAGTGCGCCCGATGGTCAGTAAGCAGATCAAAGACGCCTTCGTGCGCTGGCACACCGGCTACTACGGGGACGGCCAGGACGCGCGGGACATGGTCAGCAATGAGGCGATGCGGGCGCATTACCATTCCGCAGGGCTCGGGAACATCATCGAGCGATGGGACCGGGACTTGAAGATATTCGCGGCTGGCTTCAGGTCCGGTAGGCGATCGTCCAGCGCAGACGGACAACGATCATGAGCGTAGTTGCCTCGATCATTCCGGTCCGACAGATCCCGCCGCCGCCGAAGCGGCATCGGTGGAAGTCCCTGGCTGGCGACAGGTGGCCGGTATCCGTATGCCAGGACTGCGGGTTCACGCGCCACGATCAGAGCACAGGCTGGCGCCGGTACTGGTATCACGATCGGGATGGGAAATTCGTGGGTAGCGCCGCGCCGTCATGCTCACCTCCAACCGTGTCGGGTGACCCCAATGCGTGAGATTACCAGGGTCGAATATCAGGCCGCGATCCCGGCGTGCTGCGCCTATCAGACCGTCGAGGAGCACTGCCAGTCGCTCGGCCTATGCTGGGGGCTCACTGCGGCGATACGCGCCGGCCAAGCGATGGATTGCACGGGCTGCGAGGTCGCCATGCGTCCCGTGTTCTTTCGTCGCTCCGTACCACAGTCGGCGGCTCAATCCGATAACGCTTGACGTAACCGGTTACGGGGCATATCCTCTCACCCATGGCGAAAACAGCAGCGGAGCGAATGGCGGCACAGCGCGCGAGAAGGCTCCAGCAGGGCTTGAAGAGGTACGAGATATGGCTGCACCCGAAACACTGGCCGACCGTGCAAAAGCTGCTCAGGAAGCTGTCCGGGCCATCTGGGCCAAAGTCCTGAGCGGCCAGCCTCTCACCGAGGCCGAGGAGCTGGCGTGGCACAACCACTGGATCGACCCGCGCGAGTGTCCGGGGAGGGCTGCCTGATGAAGTGGGGCAGCGGGTGGGAAGTCGGCCTCAACAGAGAGATCGACATGCAGTTCCGGGATACGCTTCGGGCGCAGCAACTCCAGCAGGTGCAACCGCGCGATCCTCAGCGAGAAGCCTACCTGCGCAAACGCTGTACCTGCGGCAGCGGCCTTGATGATGGCCTCTGCGTGAACTGCTGGCCGCAGTGAGCAGCGTCCAACCAATGAGCACTCCACGCCCCAAGTTCCCCTTCCGCCTGCCGCTCGAGTACACCGACGGCACGCACCTCGAGGTGCTCTACGATCTCGAGATGGATAGCGGCTCACGCGTCAAGGTCATCGGAAACCCCGGCAACGGCGCCTACGAGTGGTGTATCGAGGATGAGGGCGGCATCCGATATTCGGACTGCGGCTACGGCATTCCCGAATGCGCCCTGCGAGATGGGCTCGCTGCATGGTGGGGAGAGTCCGTGGATATCGCCAAAGTCACAGCGCGGACGCGAGCCAAGACGCGGACGCAGTTACGCACGTATCAATCACCGGATCAACCATCGGGAAGTCGTGATGCCTAGGAGTAACGAAGCGAGCCTCGAATATGTGAATGCCGATACTCCGCGTGAGATCCGCATTCCGATGCTCTTGGCGAGAATCTTAACGAGGGTCAGGCTGACCGAGGCGGGATGCTGGGAATATCAGGGATGGAAGACGGCGCTCGGCTATGCTGAAACTGATCTAGCCGGCAAGAAATGGCGCCTGCACCGGTTCATGTACTACGCACTGACTGGCGAGGAGCCGGCGGCGGACATCGCCCATTCCTGCCACAACCGCGCGTGCCTGAATCCTTACCACATCCGCCCCAAGACGCATCAGGAAAACCTGATGGAATCGAGTGCGGCGAAGCGTTTACAGGGCCAAGGAAAGACGCATTGCAAGCGTGGGCATCCCCTTGATGGCGACAATCTCGTGCCGTATTCGCCGTTCCGCAGTTGCAGGATCTGTGAGCGCGGCAGGAACAGGCTAAAGCTCGGATGGCCCGAACATTTGGCCTTCGATGCTACGATCCCGAGCATACCGCATGGGTTCAAATTGGATTTTGAGACGAGACAGATAGTCCCGTCACAGAAGTGACTACGCTTTAACTCATCCGAACCATGAAACCCGACCGCCGCAAAACGCACGCCATGACGATGGAGCTGAAGACCATCTGCGGTCAGCGCCGGGGCAACAGGACGTCCATCATTACCGGACCCAGGGACGCTCTCTACTGGAGCATCGTGACGTGCAAGCGGTGTCTGAGGATGCGGGATTTGCCACGCCGCTGAGGGTGTGAGAGATTCGGGGAGCGGCGGGGGCTGAAGGTGGGATATGTCAAACGAGCGCCGAGAACGCTCGGAGGGTGGGGAAAATGGCGCGTGATCTACTGCTGGTCGTGATCCTCTGTCCGCTCCTCTACGGCGCGATTCTCACCGAGTCCTATTTCCACGATCGGCCGCTCTGCCGTTCAGCCTGGGGATGGCAGGGCTGTCCGTTCAAGTACGCATGTTTCGAGGAGAGCGACCCTGAGAGCAATCGCTTTCAGGTCTGCGGGAAGTTTCCGATTGATTTCCAACAACACTAGAAGGGTGCATCAATGCTGATCGTTATCGTTTCCATAGCCGCAGTGGTCGTGATTGCCGCAGCGCTCGCCGTGAAGGCCATGAACCGCCCGGACTGGGAGTGTCATCACTGCCACCGCTGGAATCCCTCCTCTACGCAGACTTGCCGAGGATGCGCAATGCTGAGCGGGCCGTACGTGCCGATGAAGGTCTAGTTCGTCCCGAAGTTCCCGACCGCTGGCTGCCAGTAGTTGATTGACGAGCAGTTGGGCGTGACGAAGCCGCCGGTCTTGCCCCAGTAAGATCCGCTCGTGCCGTTCGGGATGGCGCTGGCGCCGGCCGACGTGATGCCGGCGTGCGTGCAGCTTCCCCCTCCCGTCGCGTCGTAGATACCTACCGAGAGGCCGTACCAGTTCTGCGCCGTCACGAGCGTGCCTGAGACATTGTTCGTGGTGCCGCTCGTCGCTTCGTAAGCGGTCAGGATCGTCTGCGCATCAGGTCCGACCTGATCCGTCCAGCCTGCCGGTGCGCTAGACCAGTTGGTGTGACTCACGATCGCGGTCAGTCCGAAGAGCATCATCTCCGTGGCGTGCCCGGTGGTGAGCGGACTTGCTGAGACGGTCGCCGTAGAGCCGCTGAACGCAGCTTCCAGGCCCGTATCGATTGTCGGCGTCCCCGTAAAGCCGGTGATCTCACACACCGTGACGACGAGATTATCCGCGCTCGGATTCGTAATCGAAACGGTGGGCGTCGCGGTCGCGGTGGTCTTCACCCACCACCAGCCTTGAGCAGGGCCGGTGGCCGATGAATTGGCAGCGGTATAGCTGCCATTGGTCCCGTCACTGACGGTGATGGTTTCCCCGCTCCAGTTGGCGACATCGACCACGATCGCTTGACCGCTTGCAATGCTGGTCAAGGGACCAACGGTGACTGGGTTGGTATTGGAGATCGTCGCGCCGTTGCAGTTGCCGGCGGTGAGTGCGGCCCAGGCGGGGGATACCGAGAAGAGCAGCAGGAGCGCCAATAGTTTTTTCATGCTAGAACCCTGTCCAATTCGATACATCTAGCGTGCCTCGATATGTGGCCGCACCAGCCGTGAACCCGACGTAGGCTGTATTGCCGCCGACGATCGAGGGGATATTGACCGTCCAGCTCGTGGAGTAAGTGTTCACGACCGTGGTGCAAGCGCTCGTCGTACATTCTTTGACGGTTGCGGACAATGTCGTCGTCGAATTGTTGTAGCTGAGCGTGACCTGAAGCGGATTGCCGTCGTGGCAGCTCACCGGGCTCATGCTCGTACCCACCCCGCCTCCTGGGGTTGCCCCGTTCATCACCTCGCTGATGAGGCAGACGTTGCTGCTGCTGCCGACGAGGTCGATCCCTACCGCAACGCTCGAAAGGATGCCTCCATACTCGCCGCCATAGCCGAGATAGGCGCTGTTGCCGCCCAGGGCATTGGGACCGCCCGAGACCACGAGGGGTCCTGTGCGCGCATTCTGATCCTGGGAGGATGGGAGGTAGTTTTGGACGGTGAAGGTGATCCCGTAGCCGCTGGTCGAGGAGTTCGGGAAATTCAGCGTAAAGACGGTGCTGAAGCCATTGATGGCTACTGGCACCGCATACCATGCGGCCCCCTGCTCGGCGAGCTGCGGATGGTTCACGCCGTCCACGAGCTGTATGCAGGTGCCTGAAACACAGCTTCCGGTGGTGGTGAACTGCGCCGCGCCGTTGACGGCGATGAGCCCTGCGGCGCTCGCAAAGCCGCTCGGGAAATTGATGGTGGGACCTGAGGCTTGGATCTGATAGTTCGCCTGCGCGACATTGCTGTCGGTGAAGTTTGACTCCACTGCGACCGCTTGCACGACGGCACTTGAGTTGACCGTGATCGGGCTCGTGTATTGCGTGTCCGAGGTCGTCGGGAGCCTCCCGTTCGTCGTGTAGTAGCAGGTAGCCCCGGATGGGCAGGTGATCGTGACGGTCTGGGACGTGCTATAAGAACCGGCCGCAGGGCTGATCGTGGGCGTCGAAAGACGGGTGTTGTAGCCTTGCCAGAAGCTCCAAGACGTGAGGTCCTGGGTGGCGGGAGTGACGGTGCCTCCGGTGATCCCGACCCATGCTGTCGAGCTTCCGACGACCGTCGCGGCATTCAAGGGCCACACCTCCCGGTACTGCGCACCGGTATTGGTATCCTTCGCCACCATCGTGAGGGCGCTGCCGTCGTAGACGAGGTGAACGTCTATTACATCGCCACTGCATGCCGAGACCCCTGCCGGATTCATGTCCTCAGCCGGGAGCATGCCCTGATCGATGTCCGGGCCGCCGGCGAGGTAGAGGCCGGTGGTGCTCGGGGTGTTGCCGATGAAGCCCGTGCCGTTGAAACTCGTGCAGTCGAATTTGACTGCAAAGCTGTTCGCGACGGCTACTTGGCTCAAGTGTTCGAGCGCGCCGTATCCCAAACCGTTCGCATCGGAGGAGAGGTTGTCACCGAAGGCTTGCGGGTTCGTGGTCGCGTTCGTGTTCTGGACGGTGAATGTCTCGCCGAACCCTGCGGCCTTGTAGCTTGTGGTTATAGCCGTTCCATTGGCGGGATGGGAGCTGAACACTACCGTGATGGAGCCGGCCGCATAGTCCACCGTGGACCCGGCGGCAATGCCCGTACCGGTGATGACTCCAGAGCCGTTATCGGTTCCAGTGATTGCGCCCGCCGTGACTGATACGGTACCGGGCAGCAACGTCATCGTTTCGCCTTCAGCCCCCGCCGCCGCGTGCGTCCAAGAGACTGTCGATCCGTCGCCCGTGCCAACGGACTCTCCCGTCACTGAATCGGGGACGAGCTTGAAGGTGAAATCAGTCGTCCAGCCGGTGGCGATATTCTGCTGCGCGATGCGCCACGCCGCCCCCGCCGAGTGAATCGCATTGTTGAGGATGATGTTGCCGCCGCTGAATACGGGATTCGTGCCGGCGAGATTGATGGCGCTCGAATCGCAGCCCGTGCCCCCGAAGCTACCGCAGGAGAAGACGAGCGTCGCGCCCCCTCCTCCTCCGCCCCCTGTGCCACCGAGCCGCCCTATCGGCGTGCGGCCATGCGGGTAGCTAGATGCCGGCAGCGACAGCAGCAGCGCGCAGACGAGCGCGAGAATCTTTCCCGTGGCCTTCATGCTCAGTACCAGGACGTATGGACTGCCAGCACATCACTCGCGGTCTGGGCCACCGAGGGTATCTTCACCACGCAAGTCGTCGTCGTGCTCGATGACTGTACCCAAGTCGGGATATAGGTCCCGGCATTCGTCTGCGTCACATCCCCCATGGTGCAATTCCAGCCGTGCGGGGCTGTGACCGCAAACGTGAAGGTCGCCGTCGTGCAGGGCGTGGCCGGCTGCGTGATCGTGCCGCCGGTCGTCGGGGCGAGTGAACTCGCCGAGGGCGTGCAGCCAGAAACGGTGATCGCGGTCGTATCGAGGAGCACCGCAAGCGCGGTCGAGTTCACCGCGTGGTACCCCGGTGCTCCGCTCGTGCCGCTCGTATTGCCCCAGAGGCTATTCGCTGCGGCATTGGCGAGTGTTGCCGTCACCGCTCCGGTGGACCCGGAGTTGCTCAGGAGCGTACTGTCACCGGTAAAGGACGATACCCCGGAGCCGCTTCCCGGGTTGTAGTCGCAGGCCGAGACGTACCAGGTATCCGTGGCCGTCTTCTGAAGCGAGATGCAGGAGTACTCGGCCGCGAAGGCATAGGTCTGCGTCGTGGAGCTGCCGTACTTGGCGGACTGAAGGGTGACGCCTGTCCCCGGCCCAATCGTGATGGTACCGGCGCCGATCTGGGTGGTCGTGATCGTGGTGCCGACGGCGAACGCCACGCTGGAATTCGGGGGTACCGTGTAGGTCTGTGCCGCGGCGTTGCTGCCCGTCACGCAATTGTTCGCATCTCCCAGAGCGTAGGTGTACGTGGTGCCGATCTGGGCGTTGCAGGTCTGGTTATTGATCGCGGCGAGGATCTGGGCGGCTGTCGCGGCTACGGGCTGATTCGACCCGTTCGTACCGAGCACTGCGGCGCTCGCCGGGAAGCCCGCCCCGAGGAACGTCCCCATCCCCGTCCCGAGGCCGGATAGCCCGCTGACGGGCAGTCCGGTGGCGTTGGCGAGGTTGCCGGATGATGGAGTACCGAGGGCGCCTCCATTGGTGACGAACGCCCCCAAGCTCCCCACGTTGATCGCGAGGGCCGCTAGGACGCCAGTACCTGGAGCGACGGTCGCCATCCCGGTAAAGGCCGTGCCGTTCGTTTTCGTGCACGTAATGGCCCATGTGGAGGTGTTGATCGTGCAGTCGCCAGTGATCCCACCGAGGAGCAGCGTCCCGATCTGAGTTTCCGTCACCTTGCGGGTAGTGGTCCCGCCTTGCGTGGTGGGCAGAACATCCGTATAGGCCGCTGAAGTGGCTGCCGGAAGGTTATTGATGCTCACCTGCGCGAAGGCGGGAGCCGAAAGAAATGCAAGCAGGATGAGCCAGAGTCGATTCATGAATGTCTACTCGGTTTGGATGTCACTACCGCTCTCGGTAGTGATCGGGGTGCCGCCCTCGGTGGTGATGTTCTCCTGGGCGGGGGGAGGTCCACCTTGATTGGGAGACCCGACGCCCATCAAAAGCATTCCGTCCACAATGACCTCGCTAAAAAATGGGCCCCGGCAACTCCACGGCTCCACGGCCTTCATTGAGGAGCATCGCATCATTGGGGTCGATACGATCGACGCTCACGGAGGTCTTGATAATGCCCCCCTCCTCCTCGGCCCACGCCTGGAGCTCTGAGCAGATCCAGGCGCGCTGATCGTTCCAGGAGCGCGTAAAGGCCGCTGGGATGGCGAAACCTACGATGTCTCGCCAGTCGTAGGGCTTTCCGACCTGGCTCTCGAGCGCCTTGATGGTGTCCCGTACTTGAGCGTCCGTGGCGGGAACTCTAAGCCAGCGCACGTTGTCCCTCTCAAGGTAGGACACCGGCCGGCGCTGGACGCCGCCGCTAAACCGCGCATCGATCACCCATCCCGGAGCAACCAAAGTCGTCGCATGTGAGGGGCCGCCGGCACTACGCCACTCGATGAGCCGGGATGTCCAATCCCCGCTCGTGACGTAGCCGACAGTGAGCCCAGGAGAAATCACGCCGCTTTTGCCTTGAGCGAAGTGATCCAGCCCGCGAGCTTCGTATTGGCCGCGCTCTGGATTGCAGACCATTCGCTCACCGCAAGGGCAGGCCCCTGAAGTTCAACCGTACCTAGAAGCACCTGCAAGGCTCCAGGAGCGGTCAGTGGGATCTTGGCGGGATCAGTACCGAGATTCGTGATAAACGTCTGTACGGCCGTCAGAATCGCCACGGCGGAGGGAATCGCGGCCTGTTCGAGAGGATTGGGAGTGCTCATGGATTTGCCTTCTGCTGAGTAGGAGGGACGAGGTGGGCGACGATGAAGATGCATATCCCGGTGATCGAGCTTTCGATGACGCCCGAGACCGGGATGTGCCAGAAATAGGTCAGCGCTCCGCAGATGAGCTGCGCGATGTCGGTGCCGAGAAGGACTCCGGCAGACTTCGATGCGTCAATATTCATGGGATCTTCAAAGCCTCCGCGATGGGCGTGTCCGGCGCGCAACCTAACCCATTGCAGACGAATTGCAGATACCGCTCTGAGTCATTCTCGGAAGGGGGCGCAAAGGCGTAAATGGCCGCCCGGAGGGTCATTTGGCGATGCGCGTAGAGCTGTAATTGCCGCTCCAGGTCCGCCCAGCCGTCTTCGGGGGTGTCAATCACCCCTATTCCGTTGGGATCTTCGGGATGCTCAGAATGGGGGCTATGGCGAAGGTCCCCGGGGTTGTTGTCCCGGGTCGGGACTGTGCCCGCTATGCCGTACCCCTCTTCTTGTGCGATCAGGCGCGCAAGCTTGCTCATCTCACTGTCGTGAGATCGCGCCTCAGTTCCCGAATGTCCTTCTCTACGGACTGAAAGCGGCGCTCATCGTCCTTTTCATGCTTGAGCTGCCAGCGACGAATCCAGGTTCCATCACGTTTTAGAACCGCGATCGTGAGCGCTTGGCCTGCGATGTAGATGCCAAGCGCGGTGAGATAGCGGATGGTGAGAACGTCCATCAGTTTGTCAGAAAGTTCACCACGCACTGCGCTGCGGCAACGGCGGTCGTATCCGAATCGGCAGGGGCTCCCGTGATGGCGAACGCAAGGCCCTTGCAGATCGTGAAGCTGAAGGCGTCGATCGATCCACCGCCAGGCGGCAGTCCGATACACAGAATGGACGTGTCGGTCCCGACAGTGGGCGATGCGCCCTTGTCGTAGATCTTGAGGTATGCCCAGCCGGTCCCGTTGTTGATGGCCTGGAGCATCGTGGCGAGTCCCAGCGCACATGGGACGTAGGTCGCGTTGGTCGTCGCGGCCGAGACGAGCTTGTAGGGATTACACGGACCGCTCATTTGGCGCTCTTTCCGACTCGGGAGTATCCAGAGGTGCCCCCGCCCGCATTCATGGGAGACCACTCCCCTCTGCCATTCCATTGGTGCGGATACACATCCCGCCCGATCCTCTGGCCCTTGAAGCGGGTGAAGCGCGAGGCGGTGACAGGGGATGATGGCCGAGCGGGATTTTCCGTCGTGATGCTACTGCGACGAGTTCCCATGGAACCTCCAGAGGACTGGCAAAAAGACGAGGATCGCGAAGATGGCGGCGGTCGCGACCGACAACCATGAAGCCGCCGCCAGTGCCCAGGCGAACAGGCCGAAGCTCATGACAAGAGCGAGCAGAATGACCGCCCGAGCGGTAAGCGCCTCAAGAGCGAGGGATAGCACTGTCGCTGCGGTGGTCTTCGTCTCACTCATCGGTCTCCTCCGGCGTCGGGGATGTGAATTTCGACCCCTTACCATCGCCTGAGAAGCGATATTTCAGGGCGTACAACTTCGCGAGTCTGTCAACGGCGGCCAACCTATCTTTTTTGTTTTTCATTTGCGAGAGCATGTCGTTGACCAGCTCTATCGTCCGATCAAGGTCCGGCGTTGTGCTCATCTTCTGCGATGCCTTCGGGACTGGCGTTTCTGGCGCATCGCGGCAGCAACGGCCTGGCGCTGCGGATACCCGGAATTGCGCATTTCCCGGATGTTCGATGAGACGGTTGCTCGGGAGGTGCCTTTACGGAGAGGCATTGCTTTGATCCTCGGAGAGATAGGGCTCCAAGCCTGCAAATCCCTGGAGACCGAGCGCCTGAACGTATCGATTGCCGAGCACGCGGGGAGCGTTCAAGTAGGCGGACGAGGCCATCCCGCCCGGGAGAGACATCAGCATCTCCTTCAGGTCCGCCGATCGAGTCGCAGTCCCAGAATCCCCAATGGGCTTCGTGGCCTGAGAGAAACGGGCTGCTTTGTAGAGATCGGAATCGTTCTTCCCGAAGGTGAATCCGGAGCGATCGGAGCGCGAAAGCTCGTTCGCGAGACTTCTCCCTGATACATCCCCGGTGCTCGGATTGACGACGCCGCGCTTCAAGAATTGCATCAGGCGCCGATACTGTGCCCGGCCGGTGCTAAATGCCTGCTTCCCCTCGGGCGTCATGTTGCGCTCGAGGAGGTTGTCCACGTGCTCCTTCACGTCGTAGAGAGCCTGTCCTAGGTCCCTGTCTCCTCCGGAAGTGGACATCTCCTTGAACGCCCGTTTCCCAAGCTTGGAAGATAGTCTGCCCAACTTCTGGGCGCTCACCTTGTACTCGGCCTTCGGCCCGCCGGCAGGTACGAGATCCTTTCCTTCGGACGGGGCAATCTCGGTTCTCAGACGCTTGACCAGCTCGTTGTCGCTCACCTTCTTGTCATTGGAAAGGAGCCCGCCGTATTTCTCATCGAGATCATCGAGAAACTGGTTCGTCTCCTTGGGGTCCACCGGGAGATGGGCGTTGGGGTCATGAGCCTGCTCGAACACATTTGAGAGCCGGTCCGCGGCCCGCCCGAGCGTCACCTCATCGAGGACCGGCTCTTGCTCGCCAAGCTCCCGGGCGCTTGCGCGGTTGAGAACCCCCTGATTGCGCTCATTGAGCCGGAAAAATGGACCGCTGGTGGCCGGATGTGAGGCGAGCCGCGCCTCGAACTGCCGAAGCGGTCCGGAATCGAGCTTCTCTCCCGGGGTGGCGCGCATGCCGATCGATTCTCCGCCCTTGATGGCGCGCTTTCGGCCCCGCAGTTCCGGCTGTTTCGCCGCTCGTTCAACTTGCGAAAGCTCCGACTCCTCGCCGCCCTCCCCGATCTCACCTCCAAGCATCGCGGTCGGAACTGAGGCGAGCAGCTCGAGGAGCTTCTCTCCGGTCGGACTCGAACCGGGCGGGAGCGGAGCGTACTTGTTCTCCGCGGAGTTGATGTCTCCGACCAGAGTTTCCCGCGGCTTTTGCGGCTCGCCGAAAAGCGAGCGGTGAAGTCGCTCATCGAGCGCTGGTCCGTTGCCGATGAGATCCACGAGCGCGGCAGGCGCCTTGGCGATGTCTGCGCCGGCCCGGATCGCGGCCTTCCCCCAAGAGGAGGAATCATCGGGCGTGGCGCCCCCAGAGGCCGCGGAATCGGGCACAAATTTCCCGGCAGAGGGTTTATCGGCAACGAAGGGCACTATTGCCAGGTCCCTGAAACGCCGTTGACGACGATCCGATCTCCCTTCTTGATCTTCCCGGCCGCTGCTGCCGCCTCTGCTGCGGCTTCATTGGGGAAGCTCTGCTGGCCGCCGCCACTTCCAGGCGCTACGAGACCGGCTCCCGTAACCGCCTCCTGTATCGCCTCCTGAGCGGCCTGGCCGGCAATGCTCGCCTCCTGCTGGAAAGTCACGAGTGCAGCCCGAAGCGCTTGGGGGCTGTCCGCGGCGGACAAGAGCTGATGCGCCTCGGCGCGCTTGGCGACATCCGTTCCACCTCGAGCCGCGAGCACGTCGTAGGCATTGAGCATGGAATTGATGGCAATCTTGAGCTGCCGCAACTGCGGGTCCGAAATCGAGGCGTCCGCCGTCTGCAGGAGCTTGTTCACGGGGACGAACTTGTCCCGCGGAACCTGGGCGGAGATCTGCTCCACCATAGACGCCATGCGCGGGATCTCCTTTTCCGCATAGGAGACCTTGCCCGCGATATTGGCTTCCGTGTTCGCCGCGTGAGTCTGGGCAGAAAGGGAGATCTTGTTTTCCTTGATCTGCTCTGCGATCTGATGGGGGGTCATCCCCGAATATTTCGGATCGTTCGCGAGGGAGTTGTAGATCTGAACGCGGTTTTTCGAGCCCATGCCCGCCGGGATCGAAATGCCGAGCATCGCGACTTCGGAGCTGATCTGTTGGGCCCTCGGGGTCATCTGGGTCGCGTCCTGATCCTGCTTGCCTTTCAGTATTGAGTAGAGAAACTTCTCGAGCCCGAGGGAGTGCTGAGCAAGAGCATCCGCCGCCTTCGCCCGGGCGGAGAAGATGTCGATCGAATCCTTGACGGCCGCTTCCTTTGCCGACATCGCATCGCCCGTCATTGAGAGCGCGAAGTCTCGAGCCTTCTGAGCCGCATCAATCCGACCCTGGTAGGCATCGAGCATGAGCTTGTACATCTCGAGCTGCTCGGAGTTGCGCTCCTTGAGCTGCTTGAGCCCCGCCTGCCAGCGGGCAAGGGCCTCCTGATACTGCTGGGCGGAGCCGGCATTGAATCCGGACATCATGCCGTTCAGGGCTCCGAGCATTTCCTGGCCAGAAAGCCCCGCGGCCTTTCCCCCGAGAGCAGCCATCATGGCAATCAAGGGGGCGGTCTTCATTGCATGCGCATAAAATTGCGCCGAAGACGGCATCTGCTGGGTTGCTTGATCTTCTGCGGCGATCCCCGACCCGTAGGCTTGCGCGGCCTGATCGGTGAGGTTGGACGCCCCGCTCTCAAGCCCCTCAAGCTTGCCCTGTGCGGCCTTCGCCTGGGTCATTCCTGCCGCGGCCTGCTTGTCGTAGGCCGAAGTATCGGGGGGCGTGTAGGTCGGCGCCTGCGGGCTCTGAAGGAGCGCCGAGAGGTCGGGCATCTGACCCGCGCCGGCCGAAGGTGGAAGATTCAATTGGTTCGCCGGGGTACTCATACGCGCGAGGCCCCCGTATAGCCGCCCCCGAGCCAGCCCTTACCGCCCGGGGATGGCGAGGTGATCTGCTGGGAGATGCTGGCGAGGTATTGCGGGGTGATGCCGAGCGCGGACATCTGCGCTTGGGTGAGCGGGAAGTCGCCCCCGCCGTTCAGGTAATCATTGGCGATGGTGAGCTTCGCCTGATTTGCCGTATTGGGATCAGAGCTTTGCGCATCGCTCAAAAGTCCCTGCCACCAGGCGGCCGACTCATTGACGGGGTTTGTGGACTCATAGGAGGCGAATATGGCGGCCGGGATGGCAAGGGCCCCGGCAGCACTCGCAGCAGTTCCCAGACTGCTGGACGCCGCTGGAGCGGCGGCAGAGGCGGCAGGAGCCGCAGCACTCGCTGCTTCCGGCGCAGCACTCGTGGCAAAGGGCGCGAGCGCATCCGCCGTGGTGCCGAGTTCTGCGGCCGTGGGGGCGGCTCCAACGGCCGGAGCTAAGGCGGATGCCGTATCGGCTGCGATGGCTGGAGCAGCGGCGCTTCCGAGTTCTGCGGCAGTACCTGAGGCGGCCTGAGAGCCGAAGGCGGAAAGCGTGTCTCCACCGTTCAGCCAACTGTACAAATCGCTCCCGAGCTTCGCGACGGTACCGAGAGTGCCGGCACCGGAAGAGCCACCACCGCTTGAGCTGCGCCCTCCTCCAGAACCTCCAGAAGCTCCCGACATACCTCGCGCGATCTGCCCGAAGAGCGAATTGAGTTCGCCTGCGATCGCGGTGTTCTGCTGTACGGTGAGGTTGACCGCATCCTCAATCGGTCCCATGCCGGCGGAGAATTGGCTGATCGACTGATTGAGCAGCGTGTTGTACGTGCTCTGGACGGAGGTGAGCGCCTGCTCGCTGATCCCGAGATTCTGTGCGGTCAACTGCTGGGTGAGCTGCGCGGCATTGTTCTGGATCTGCTCATCGTACATCGTGAGGACAGAGGAGTCCGTTACGCCCTGGGAGGCGAGCTGCGAGCGAATCTCCTGCTGCTGGCTCTGAATATACTGCTGCACCTGCTGCTGCTGGGCGGAGGTGAGCTGCCCTGTTCCGTATTGAGTGGCAACGTCTCCGAGTTCCTTTGCGGCTTGCTCCTGCTGGGCGATCGAGGAGCCGGCAGGCGGAGCGGTCCCGTTGCCGGTGAGCCCGGCGAGCGTCTGGGAGAGCTCGGTGTTCGCCCCCGAGACGAAAGGCTGCGCGGGGGTCGTGAGCTGCGAGGTGAGCCCAGCGGTTTGCTTCTGGGCCTGACCAGCTTCGTATTCCCCAAGGCCCACCAATGCCCCAGCATCGAAGGTGGAATTGCCGAGAAGGCTCGAAAGATCCGACCCTACGGACGAGAGGGTCGAAGAGCCCGTAAAGAGCCCGCCGAGGTCACTCCCTAAGCTCCCGAGTTCTCCCAGAAAGGAGCTGGACGAGCCCGAATTGGAACTCGGGGCCGTAACCGTCTGCGGCGCGCTCACGGTTGCCGCGAGATCGCTTGAGCCTGACGCATTGATGTCCGAGGCGGCCATGGTGGAACCTATCACCCTAAAACGGCCGGGCCAATGACCGAGCAGTTATAGGTAGACCCAGAGGAGAATATTCCGCTCGCCGGCCAAGACCATGTGGCCGGACTGGTGCCTGAAAAAGACGCGGAAGATCCAAGCCATAACTGGCCGCCGATTACAACCGCCAGAATGTCACTCTGCGTATAGGCATGCGCAGACGCACTCAGAGTGAGATTGAGATCTCCGGAAATGGAATTTGTGAATAGCGCATACAGGTAATAGGGCTTGCCGGCGTCCTGATTCGGAAGCTGAATCAAGCTGCCGGAAGTTCCGTTGACACTACCGCCCTGATTGAACTGCCATCCTACCGACTGACCACTGGACCACGATCCGGCGGTTAAAGAAAACGGCCATCCATAAACCTGCTGCCATGATCCAACCGCATGAACGTAGACGCTTCTGCCGGGATTCCACGCCCCGCCAACATGCGCATACGACCGTGGCGTTTGAAATGCCGATGCTGCATGAGCGGATAGCGAATAGGTGCTCATCAGTATTGAAACCAGATGTCCCCGTCGCTCCCTCCAGAGGGAGCGGACGTGGAGATCGTGATATTCCCCGAGCCAAGAGCGCTTCTATACACCGCCGCGCTCAATCGGGCGGTATTTAGCGTGCCGCTGGAAATGTTCGATGCATTCGTGGTATCGGTCGTGGCCGAGGCGGCAAGCCCGCTCACCACTCCTGCCGAGACTTGGGCGAAATTGCCATCCGCACGTAGAAAGTTCGTAGTCCCGCCGCCCGATGCCGGGACTACGCCCACATTGGAAGCCGTGAAAGTGTTCGCGGTGAGAGAAATGTTCCCAGCTCCCGTGACCGGAGATCCCGAGACGGAGATCGCGGCATTGCCCGAAGTAATCCCGATTGAGGTAACCCCGCCTCCGCCGCCCACAAGCTGAAATTGTGTCCCATCGTAGAAGAATGGATAGACGCCATTTGCCACCAAAGCCCCGACCGCGGGTCCTGAGCCGCTCGGCAGAACCACGTTCTTATTGCCGAGGGAATTGATGTTGAGAGAAATGCTGGTCGAGGTCGATGTGTTAGCTATCTTGACGTAGATGAGGAGCCCGAAAGCAAGAGAGACGGTAAGGCTCCCCGATGTCGCCACCGTGATCTGATTGGGAGTTCCCGAAGTATCAGAAAGCGGATTGGAATAGGTGCCAAGGTCATTCAACGCGCCTGAAATCGTCGCGAAGTTTCCATCGAGTGAGACAAGCGACCAGGGCGGAGCGTTGCCCGAGAAGGTCGTCAGTGACGGCAGTGGCTTACTCATGAGGGGACCTTCAAGTATTGTGAAATCTGCTGATGAAGAACGGCGTGGTAGTGCATCCAAGCTCTCACCGACTCATCGTCCGTCCAATCAAGGCTCGAGAGATCGCACGTCGGAGCATTCCCCCCTGTGATCTGCCGCAGCGCCTTGTGTCTCTCCCCGTGACGAAAAATCCAGTCCCGATTGACGGGAGCGGTAAGGTCGAGCGCGCCGAGGGAGATGCCCTGTTTCGAGAGGGCCAAGTCGTAGGTGCGATGCTGAAGATGGTGCCGCATACGCATCTGCGATTCTGTTCCCGAGCGTCCGAGAAGCCAGAAATTGGACGGGTGCGCGCTCATCCCGGCATCCACCTGTCGTGAAGCTTGTAATCCATCGCCATGAGGTGAAGCGCGAAGTTGTAACCGGTCGAGGTGAGTCGAAGACCGATATGGCGATCCATCATTGCAGGCGCCAATCCCGAGAGGAGGTAAAGCCCCGGCGCCACCCATCCCCCCGATTGAGAGGAGCCATTCACCCATTGACCCTGAGTTCCCGAAGCGTTCACCCACAGCCCTGAGGAGACGTTCGTTTGTAGGTTCGCATTGGCGCTTTCTGAAGCCGTATCGACATAGAGATTGAGAGCTGATCCGTAGAGTGAGAAATCCGCCTCGAACCCTACCTGGATAGCCTGCTTTCGCGAAAGCTCATCCTCCATGGGGTAAAGCTTCGTCCAGATGGATACGGCGGGGGCCGTCGTCGTGTCGCCAAAGAGCTGATAGAGCTTATTCCCGATGAATCCAAATAGCGCCGGGATGTTGTTGACGAACCCGGTAACGATGAGCGTCAGTGCTCCAAAGTTCGCAAACCACCAGATGTCGGTCGAGGTCTCAGCTCCGAGTTGATTCGTCTGACTCTTGTTGAACCAGAGCGCCACGATCTGATTCGATCCGAAATTCGGGTCGTTCAGTCGCTTCAATAAAAATGCCCCGCAGAGGATGTTCTCCACCACCACTTGGCCGGCGGAGATCTGCTGGCTGAAATCAAGATACTGCCAAGTGCCGTCGATGTCGGATGACATCTTCGGCGCATCTACTCCAATTAAGGTATGGGTCCCATACCGCGAAGCAAAGAGGATGTTCCGGTCGTAGGGGGTGATCGAGAGGGGCTGGTCGGTCCCGATGAGCGCCTGCAAATTCGAGAGCGTAAAAACTGGAGTCGGGGGAGAAGCACCGGAGGGAACATAGACGTTGGAGATCGCAAAAATGGAGGAGTTCGAGAAGATATAGAGATAGTCGTTCGCGGAGATCAGCCGCGTGACGCTGGACCTGATCTGCGGATCAACAAGGTTGACGCTTGAAGCGCCGTTGGCTGCGGTCCATGACGCCGCGGAGTAGTCTCCGACCCCTGAGCAGTAGAGGATTCTCCCTTGGGCGATCCAGACGCGGCCTTGGTAGACCGCAATCGCCTGACCCGAGGACGGTACACCAGAACCTGTAATTGCGGCAAACGTCGTTCCGTCATAGTGGTAATACCCAGTTGAATCTATGAAGAGAATTTGCGAGTTGTTCCACTGCGTGACCTGACTCGCCGAGCCAGAAAGGAGAGTCCCAGAGTTCACCTGAGACGACGTCTTGCTCACGATGTTGTAGAAAAACACCTTCCCGTTTGCAGCAAGATTCACCAGGTACTCAGTCCCATTGAGATTCACGCCGAATGAGGCGTAGATCGAATCCGTCGCGTAGTCGAAAAGAGAGGCGGAGATGTTCGGCACCACCTGTGCGTTCTGATCTCCGATCGGAATGACATTCTCCAGATTGTAGAAGTAGTCATCCGGGATCGCAGTGCGCTTCGCCTGCGTGAAGACCCCGAGGAAGCTCCTGAAGTACTTGCTGAGGAGCTTTCGGGTATCGGGCTGGGACGCCAGATTCGGTTGCGCTATGCCGGACATTACCGCGGCTGCGTGGCATAAGGATTGGGAATGATCCGGCTCATCCATGCCTTCAAGTTCCGGCGCTTGATCTCATCGTAAAGATCGAGGAAGTACTTCGCCTCCCCTTGGGCCTGTACTTTCAGCTTCGCCTTATAGGCAGCGTAATACTGCACGAGCTCTTGGAAAGGAACCGGGATCGGCTCCGGGTCTCCATCGGAAGCCAGAGGCTGGGGCGCGTAGCAAATATCCCACTCCGAGGCGTAGGTCTGATTCGGAACGGGCTCGACAAAAACGTAGGTGTTGGACACCCTTGAGAAGACGACCGGCCAGTCCTGGTAATTCACCCACCCCCGAAGAAACGTGTCGATCTGCGAATACGGCCAATACTTCAGGCGATAACGTTCATTGTTCACCACGCAGGTGATGCCGAGGACTTCAATGAGGCTCGTGTTGAAGGGGCTCGGGAGATAGGTCGCAAGCGTGTAGACCTCCTGTCCCTGATTGAGCGTGAGGGTGGAATAGCTGCCCGAGAGTCCATTCAGGGCATTCGCAACGAGAAGAGTCCGGCAGGACTTCGTGTCCTGCGCTACGCGAACCCTCGCTTCGTTGATGTAGTTCGTGAGTGTGGAGACACTCCACATCTGCGCGAACTCATCATGCAGAAGGTCCTGGACCTGAGTGATGTACGAATTGAGCACATCCGCCTACTTCTTCATTCTCCTCGAGACTTCGGGGACGGCGGTACTGCCGCCGTCCCCTACACCGGCCCCGGAGCCACCCGCGGCGCTGGTCTCGGTCACCTCGATCGACGGAGCGAGGTGGGGATTGTCTTTTCGGATCACCTTGACGTTCTGAGCGATCGGCATGGGCTCGATCACGACGGTCTGCCGAAGCTTCTCGAGCGCCATCTTGAGCGTCTGATCGGACCGTCCCATCCAGCCCAAGCGCATGAAGGCGCGCTCCCGCAGGTCCTGGACGCGCTTGGCGTCAAAGCCCATGTCCGGGGTTACGAAGCCGAAGATGTGACGGGCGACATCCTTGTGGACATCGAGATGCTCACCCGGCTCCCAGAGGTAATCCCGGCCGTCGTATCGGCCTTGAATCGGCTCCTCCGAGCAGTTCGTGATGCGCAGGTAATCTTCGATCTCAAATAGGTGGCTCATGAAAACCTCAGTTCACGACGGAGAGGGTCGAGGTACCGGCCGAACCGCTCGCCCACACACAACCCCAGGGGGCTGAGAGCCAGGCGCTGTTGTTGCTGGAAGCGGCCTGAAATGCCGTCCAGGTGGGGGCGGTCGCGGGCGTCCCGGTGGAGGGCGTCGAGAGCGCATCCAAGAGAATGGCAGTCTGCTGGAGATTCATCTGCACGGTGCAGTTGGCCCCGAGCACCGCATAGACGTAGGCCCCCTCGAGCATGGCGGCCGGGAACCCCGTGACGACCGAAGAGACAGTCTGATTGGGGCCGCCTGCGAAGGAGGAATTGCTGCGCGCGGTGAAGGACGGGAAGAAGACCGGGATGATCGTCGATCCCGTGAGCGTCGCGCCCGTCACGGTCGAGTAGATCGTGAACGTGGTCGTCGAGGGAATCGAGAGGATACGGAAGATGTTTCCGTTGAGCACGCCCGTCCCGGTAGGAGCCGAAGTGCCTGCGAAGGTGACGTAGTAGTTCGGCATCACCCCAGCGCTTGGATTGAAGGTCAATCCGTGCGCTGAAGGCGTCGTCACCGTGAGCACGTTCCCGGTGTTCGAGAGGGAACCTGCGGCCAGGGTGATGGGAACCTGAGTCGTCGTGAGGGGCGACTGAAGGTCGAGGCCGGGGCAAGGAAGTCGTAGGAGTGACATGGTTCCCTCTTACAGGGTGTTGTAGCCGAACTGAGTGCCGGTGTTTCCCACCGTTCCCACTCGGACAGCAGTGTTGGGCTTCGCGCAGACGAGTTCGAAGAGGCTCACGAGTCCACCGATGAATCCAATCTGGTAGACCGGGAGCATCGACTCGAATCCGGTGAAGGCGAAGTTCGCCATCCGGTGGAAGTAAAGCTGCGTGTAGCGGCTGTTCCAGATGTAGGCGACGCCCTCCGGGCAGTAGGGGTCCGCGTAGAAGGGAATGCCGGCGATGTCCACGGCGCGGAAGAGCGATCTCGGCCGGTCCGCGTCGGTATCGAATCCCGTGCCGGGAAGGATCTGGTAGGACTCGAGACCCGCGTAGTCGTTCGCGACGAGCGTCATCCAGGTCGCAAGGCCCATGACGCCGCAGGTCGGCATCTCCGCGCCGTACTTCTGGGCTCCCATTGCGTATTGCATGAGCGCCGCCCGGGTGGGCTTGGCGCTTGCCGAGACGGAATAGACCTTCGACTGCCAGAAGGTCGAAGCCGAGCGGTTGATATTGCCGTACGTCGAGGCGTTCGTGCCATCATCGAAGCAGCCGTTGAAGCCGATCAACTGCTGTGTATTCGTGACGTTCGTGTAGAGGGCGTTCGAGATGGTATCGACCGTGGAGTTGGTCGCATCGTTGAAGACCGCCTCGATCCTCGGAATGATGGCGTGATCGGCCTGGATCGCCGCCTCGAATCCGTAGAAGGGAATCGGGGTCACGAGGGCCTTCAGGTTGAACTCCGCGGGCTGGATGCCCTGGATGTTCGCCGGCTGCGCAAAGGACCCGTCGAACCCTGCCCACTGCGGGATCGTCATCGCCTGGCCCTGAACCGGGACCGTGATCGAGGAAATGCCCCCGGTCGCGGTCTTTGCGTGCTGCATCAGCGCGGCGATCGTGGGGGATGCCTGATAGATCTGCACATACACCGTCGGCACGAACGCCCGGCGCGTGATGGCTTCGTACTCCGCGAGCTGCGCGGAGTTGCTGGGCATTACGCCTGAGGAAAATGGCACAACCGTACTCCTCGGGAACTATGCGTCCCGATAGGCAGGTGGCTCTGAAGTCAAAATGTGGCTCTACTGAAATCTGGGCGGCATCCGCCCGCGAAATTCCCGCAGCACCTTCTCCGCCTGACTCGTTCGCCACTTCTCCGGGTCCTTCCACATGTCCTTCGTCTCTGGCGTCTCGGCCGGGAGAAAGTCCGGAGTGGACTCGGCAAGCTCAAGCGACTGGCGAGAGGTCAGTACCTCGATCGCCATGTCGTAATTCTCATCCGTCGGAGCAAGGCCGTGCTTCTCCATGAGATCAACCACGGGCTTCAATTCAAGGCCCGCGGCCGAGACTTTGGCGTGCAGGTCCTTCTGCTTGAGCTCCGCGCGAAGCTTTCGCGCCTCCTCTTCTGCCGACTTCGCCCGCTCCGTGGCTTCCTCTCTGACCTTCGCGATCTCATCCTGCAGGACGAGTTCCGGGAACTTGAGGTTCGAATCAGCCTTGGTGAGAAGGCGCTGGACTTGGCCCCGGGTCTCGGGGTTTGAGAGGAGCTGCTTCGTGAGTCTCGCCAGAGACAAATCCTGGCGCTGCTCGACGGTCAGCTTCTCGAGACTGCTCTCTTCGGCCATCTCACTTCACCGGCACGCGGCGCTGCGTGGACTCGGGATTCTTGATATCCGCGGTCGAAGCCTCAAAGCCCCGAACGCTCCCGGAGGTGAGGCCGCCGATCTCCGCGTACCGCGGAGGGTTCATGATATTGCCGTGCCGTTTCTCGTTGGTGAGCGGATCGCGGCACTGAAGAGAATCGGCCGGCATGAAGAGTCGTCGCTGAGCGGGCATGATGACCTCAAGCAGCCATCGGCTGCGGATTGGGAGGCGGTTGCTGGGATGTGGCCGGAGGCGGCTTCTGCTTCGGCGCCTCCCCGGGGCCGGATAGATGCTCGAGGATGCGCTTCAGTTCCGCGCGGGAGAACTCATCCGTTTCCTCTTCCTGCTCGCCAAAGCGCTTGGTGAGGGTGGCGCGGGCCCGGAGCATCGCCTCACCGTCATCGCTCTTGCTGCCCACCTTGGAAATCGCTCTGTCCAGAAGCTTCATCGCGAAAAGCGCATCGAGGCGCGCGGAGGAAAAATCCCCTTCCGGCTTCTGAGGGGTGAGCATGCCGGTGGCAGCAGGAGCGTTTCCTGTTGGATCGGCGGTTTGCGGCATTGCGGCCATGCGGGAACCAATCAGACAAGAACCGGAAATGCAAGAGGTGAAAATGAAAAGGCCCCAGTTACCTGGGGCCTTTGCGCCTTACCGGCGGCTCTTGCGCTTGTGGCGACGGGCCATGGCTTTCACTCCTCGTGATGCGTGGCTCTTGGCGCGGGCCGCCTCCGAGTCAAGCCTCTAAACGCGATCGATCAGGGGCACGCGCCCGGCGCTTGACTTGAACCTACCCCGTAGTCCCGTTCGGTGCAACAGGAGGAACGAGAGACGGGCCCTTACCACCATGCGACCGTTTGGTCGCGATCTGAAGCTTCTTCAAGCCCATCTCCTCCTCGTGCTCCTTGGCCTGGGCGGGCTCGATCACTTCCTTCAGCTTCTTCTTCAAGGCCGCTCGCATCGGGATCTCGATGAGATCGAGGAGTTCCTCCCCATCGATCACCTTGCGGTCAAAGAGGCCGTAGGCTTTTTGTTCTGTCTGCTCGACGAAGAGGGGCGAGTTGGAATGCCCATCGACCTTCGCCTCATAGTCATCCGGGAATTGGTGGGCGAAGAACACCTCCCCGCCATCATTTTCCTCGCGCATCGGCCTTTTGTCGTAGCGCTTCAGGAGCTCGACGATGAGCTGTGCGCACTCATCTAGGGAGTCTTCCACGACAAGAGCCCGATCCCGTATGCGGGTGGACCCCAATGCTGAAGCAAGCTTCGCCTGCGCCTCGCTCTTTCCTTTGCCGATCTTTCCCTGATTGATGGCTGAGAGGCCCAGCATCTCATCGAAGAACTCATCCAACTGCGCGATATCGGCCCAGAGGTCTTGGGGCAAATCCGCGACCACCTTCTTGATGTCGGCTTGCGGATTATCCACCGTGACAGACCCGCCCGGAGTATCGAGAGCGGCGAGCATCTCATCCTCTAGCGCGTTAGATCCCGTCAGCATGTGAGGGGGATGGGCCTGCTTTCGCATGATGTGGATGATATCCCCCATCCGCTCGTTGCGAAGGTCCTGGATGGGGACTAACTTTTCGACATCCGCATGCCACCAGAAGTAATCGTAGGTTGGAGCGAGACCCACCTCGATATAAGGATGCCGCTCCTCGAGGAAAATCTCGCCGATCGGGCGGTCAAAGATGAGGATGTCGGGGGCGATGTAGGTCACGACGCGAAAGTCGGCGATCTCATCGTCATAGACGTAAAGCTCATGCCCCATCGTCAGGTTCTCGGACGTCGAGGCTCGATAGAGCGTCGAAAGGGGCATAGAGAACATAGAGGCATTCCCCGTGACCGCATCGCCTTGGACCGCGGTGACAATCATTCGATCAACGGGAGAGGCTTCCGAGAGCACATCATCGGCGTGGCTCTCTTGAACTTTGGCGATGATCTTCTCGACTTCCTCCTTAGGTTTACCGGAAGAGACGAGATTGTTTCGAAGCTCTGATCGCGAGAGGTAGAAGGTCTCGCAGAACGCCTCCTGATACTTCAAGCTCCCCTTGTCTTCCCGCAGAACTCCGAAGTTATGCGGCTCTACAATGAACGCCTGGATGTCAAGGCGCTCTTCCTTTTTCTTCTCGCGGTTGATGCGCTTGGAGACTTTGGGCCGAAGCTTAAGGAGCACCTTCCCATAGGGAGCGCTCCATCTCACAGCCTGGGCGAACTGACGGTCTATTCCGCACTTGGTCCAAAGCTGACCCATTCTCTGGATCATCGCAGGAATTTGGGATGTCGCTCCCACATTGACCGAGGGACCCAAGTCGATGGCAAAGCGCGTGGTTTCGGGAGAAAAGACGAAGGAGGAGAGGGTATCAATGTGGGAGTAGATCTTGTTG